GAGTGACGGAGTTGACCATGCTCATGAATTTCTACAGCTGGAACGATGATGAGAAGCAGCTTCGAGTCTACTGCCGAGAATCAGGCGGTATTGTCTACGAGTGCTGTTACGCGAACTTCCGTGAGGCGAAGAAGGTCGCCGATGCCTTCGTGCAGATGTACGACCAGGGCAAGCGCCACGGAAAGCTGCTCGCCACTGAAGAGGTGCGGCGAACGCTTGACCACATCGATGCTCCGTTCTGAATTGCTGACCGGAGTAGCAAATGGGAATGTTTGATTACATCACGCACGAAGGCCGGCGATACCAGACGAAGGACACGCCGGACCAATATCTCAGCGAATACCGGATCGTGAATGGCCGGTTGCTGGGTGACGAATGGCACACCGAGAGCGTTCCCAAGGCAGAGCGTCCACACCCCGACGCGCCGGACGACTCGTTTCTGGCGCTCGTCGGCTGCATGCGTCGGGTGATCGACAAGGCCGACATTGACCTCAACTGGCACGGCTACATCGATATGGTTCCGGACATCGGTGATGACGATGACGCCGACTACCGGGCCAAATTCACCGACGGGAACCTAGTCTCTTTCGAGAGACTCTCGCAGACCTAGCTCGCTGCTCTCATGATCGCCGACTTCAAAACTCTGCAGACACTCGCTGGCGCCAAGAAGCCAGGCGCGGTGAAGGCATGGCTGGCCCGCAACCGCATCAAGTACTTTATTGACAGCAAGGGTCATCCGTCCACTACCCTCTCCGCCCTTGATCACGCGCTACAGCGCCGTGGTCAATCGATCACCGAACCAAATTTCGATTTGCCAACATGGGACAGCTCACCTGCGGAATCTCCATCCCCGGCGTCTACGAGAAGGACGGCCGTTACTACAAGGTCATCAAAAACAAGTGGCACCCTCTCACGCGGATCGATGAAGGGACCAACGTCCTCTTCCGAGCCCTCCACGAGCTAGACCCGCTCAAGCCTAGCACAGTCGGCGAGCTCCTGAACCTCTACCGTGCCGTTGGGATGGACCATCTGGCGCCCGCGTCTAAAGAGGATTACCTGAACATCCTCAAGCGGCTGGATCACCACTTCGGGCACATGCCACTCGGGTCACTGAAGACGAGCCACATCGCGCACTTCAAAGAGGTTCGCCGGCGCAAAGGCCGTGGCGGGGTGCGCGCGAACCGGGAAGTCGCCGTGCTCTCGGCTGCATTCGAGCTTGGCCTCCGCGAAATGGTGGTCGAGGTGAATCCTTGCCGCGGCAGCGCTCGCAACCGGGAAAGCCCGAAGCGACGCGTGGTCACTGACGAGGAATTCTTGGATGTATTTGAGCGCTCCAATGAGCCGTTCCAGGACCTGATCGCCGCGGCCTATCTCTCGGGCGCCAGGCAGACCGATATCATCTCCTGGAAGCGCTCAGAGCACCTGACGCCGAAAGGCATCGACTATGTCGAGAGCAAGACCGGCAAGCCCCACCTGAAAGAGTGGTCGAAGGCCCTGCACTTCTTCGTCGAACGGGCCGCGGTTCGATTCCCAGATGCGGACCTTGTCTTCACAAACACTCGAGGCGAGCCGTGGACCACGTCCGGCATCGCGAGCCAGTTGGCGCGCCTCAAGTCGCCCTGGTGCTTCAAGGATCTGAGGGCGAAGGCGCAGACTGATGCTAAGCATTCGGTGCTGGGCCACAATGCCGTGATGGAGGCGGTCTACCGGAAGAAGCTCATCACGCAACCGGTGCGGTAACTTAGAGAGTACTTGGCTTTTCTTAGAGGATTTGTGGTAGATTCGTCGGTAATTAGAGGCAGGGGCGTTGGACTGTTAATCCGTTGGTCGCTGGTTCGAGTCCGGCCCGGGGAGCCATCCTTAGACGCCTTCGTCTCTAAGACACCCAATAGTTTCTGGCTGAAAAACGCCGGAAAACAACAGCGGTCTTAGAGGGGATTTATGGCTCTTCCTAATGAGCATGTCAGCGTCCCGACCAAGCATCTGACCCCCACCTGGTGGGACAATCTCAGCCACGAGGTGGCCCTCATCTGGCTCTGGGTGGCCGTGCCCGCGCTCATCGCGGCAGTGGTGGGGGCGATCTATTGGGAGCAGCGCAAAGTGCGCGCCGTGCTGGCGGCTGGGCAGTACTATTGCCACCGTTGCCGGCGGGGCACCAGCTGGAGCGAGGACAAGTCGAAGTGCCTGGAGTGCCCGGCCGAGCCGGTGATCTGAACAGAGTTAGGCATGGAAGCAAGCAAGATTAATCAATATGCTTGCATGTGCTCCAGCATGCATGCTCAAATGCAAGCATCACATCACCGGATGCTTGCATGTCAACCGATACGACCACCGGACGCGCTCGCGGCGGCATGGCCCGGGCCCGCAACCTCTCCCCAGAGCGCAGAAGTGAAATAGCGCGTCTCGCGGCGCTGGCCCGGAAGGACGCGAGAGGCTCGTTGCCAAGAGCTATCAAATCCGGCCAGCTCAGGATCGGCAGGTTGACCATCCCGTGCTGCGTACTAGATGACGGCCGTCGAATACTCTCAGAGCGCGGCATCACGAATGCATTCTTCCCTACCCGCCCGAACGGTAGGCAGTTTGATTTGGCCGCTGGCGCCGAATTGCCGGTTTTCGTCGCTCAGAATGAGCTTAGACCTTTGATCGATATGGATTATTGGGGTGGCGCCGGTTCACCGATCCACTACATGGACGAGGATAGGGAGTTCGTTGGATTCGAGGCGTCGGTCCTGCCTGCGGCATGCGAGGTGTGGCTGAAGGCCCGGGATGAAGGGTTACTGAAAGGCCGCCAGGGAAGTCGGGCAATACAGGCCGAGATCGTGATGCGCGCGCTGGCGCAGATCGGCATCGTCGCGCTGGTAGACGAGGCAACTGGCTACCAAGAGATTAGGCCGCAAGATGCACTCCAACAGTATCTCGAAGCCATCATCAGTAAGGAGCTTGCAGTCTGGGTCAAGAAGTTCCCCGATGAATTCTACGAGAACATATACAAACTGCGCGGATGGAAGTGGACGGGAATGAGCAAGAACCGTTACAGCGTCGTTGCTCATTACACTCGTGATCTCGTTTATGAGCGCATGGCTCCAGGATTACTCAAGGAACTCGAACAGAAGAGCCCGAGGGACGAGAACGGTCAGCGCAACAATAAGCTGCATCAATGGCTGACGGGTGATATCGGTGACCCAATGTTGGCAAGTCACCTGCAATCGATTCTGACTCTGCAGCGCCTCGCGATCGCCAATAATTGGGGCTGGCAGAAGTTCATGGGCACGGTGGATAAGGTTATGAAGAAGAAGGGTGATTCGCTCGACCTTCCTTTCCAGTTCGCCGATTGACAAAGCCTGTGCCCGCCCCCGACATCCAGCCCATCATCGGCGCCCTCGCCCAATGCATCCTCATGCAAGAGCGCTGGGCCGCGGGGTGCCTGTACCTGCACGACGCCGGCGATGACGAGGCAGCTCTAGAGGCAATGGCCGAATCCGACCGGTGGCGCGACCGGGCGGCGGCGATTGAGCAGTTTATGCGGATGCGTGGCGCGAGGTCGCAGCGTCCAGCCGAGCCTCAGACGCCAACGTAATCGCCCGAACCTGAGCTTTCTCCTCGTCGGTGAGATCGTCGCGCCCTTCCGCCCGCGCCTGCTGGACGATAGTTGCCAGGGTGTTGATATGCGCCGTCGCCTGGACGATCAGCGCGAGTACGTCAACGACGTTCATGGGCGGCTCCGTTGCATGAGATAGGCGCAGTTGGGCTCGGTCGGTCGGTCCCCGCAGAGCAGATCCTGAGCGGCGCGAAGAAGCTCGAGCGCATCTGTCAGTGCATTCTCGCCAAGCTGCCCTGAGAGCGTACTGGCCGTATCGACCGTTTCGCGGGCTGCCTTGGTTTTCGCCAACACCTCGCGGCCGTCTTCCTTCGACACGGTGCCGGCGTTGACCAGGATGGTCGCGGTGTCGTTCGTGATGCTCAGGCCGGTATATGCAGCAGCAACACGCTCGCCGAACGACTTCGGCGCGGGAATACCGAGCGTTGCGCACCCGGCTAGGATCAGCAGGCTACACGCCAGAATCTTGCGAATCATCGTCCTCTCCTTTCGGCGGCACAGGGAGTGCCTGAATGCGTCGAATCACCACCGCGGCGATGCCGATCAGCGACAGCACGCGGCCGGCGGCCTCCGGGCTGAGCCATGAGAGCAGCACGTCCGACTGCGCCTGCACCTCGCCGATCACAACAAGCAGTAAGCCGCCGGCAACGATCGGATCGCTGAGCTGGGCTTTCAGAGTCTTCCAGGTCATGTCATGCCCTCTTCCCATCAGGGGTCAGTGAATAGTGGTTTCCGTCGTTGAATCGGCCGCCCCACCGGCAGTCAGGGTGCAACTTCTCCCACCACTGGCCGAGTTGGCGGTGGTCTTCGGTGCTGCCAAGGTAACGGCCGTCTTTGAACAGGTTCAGATCGATGGCGAGCCGGTCACAGTGAAGGCTGCTCTTCGTGCCCTTCCCGGCCTTGGCGTTGAGAATGGCTTGTTCCTGTGTTCTGTAGGTCTCACCAAACGAGAGTTCGTACCCCATCTCCGTCGCCTTCTGGATCAGCTGAGCGACCAGCCTCACGAAGAGCGATTGACGTTCGCGTAGAGTCACGGTGGCACCATCCGAAAGGAGCACAGAGCGATGAACATTGTGAGAATTTCGATCATCTGATCGGCTCCTTACCCATCAGCCGGCGCACGGTATCTGTCTCATAGATCCGAATCGCCATCCACACGATGGACAGGATGGCCGCAATGTGCGGAAGCCAGCCCAAAAAGGTTGCCACAACGGTCCCGATTGAAACGCCATCCAGGGCCGGCTTTACCGCATCAGTGATGTGATCTATCTCACGCTGCATACGTTTTTTAAGTTAAAAACATGGAATGAGATGAAGAACATAGCTACTCTCAGAACTTCTTAAAAATGAGGTCTACCGCGATCATGGAATGTTCCTTATTCGCCCTCATCGCCTGTTTTTCCTGGTCCAATCTCTATATCGACAACCAGATCAGCTACCAAGACCGATCTTTGCCGAGACACTACTGGAAGGATGTGAGTCCGCCTGCGGGCCCCACAGGCGCAGCAGAAACAGCCTATGTGGCTACCATAGAGAACGAGAATCAGAATCCGTATTACCGTGGAGCAATTGGCATCAAGCTGCCGTTCCGATCCATTGACCTCTCAGCGGAGGTTTTCCACGATTCGAGCGTTGCCACGAAACGGGATCGCGGCGTGAATGGCGTTGCGATTAGGGCGACGTGGTTTCCATTCCGCTAGAGAACGATGTAGATCGCCCTTGGCGACGGCGATGTTGATGTCCAGGCCAGATCAGTTCCTGTTCCCCACGTCCATATGCTGTTAGCAGGCCCGCTTGTAAATGCACTGACGTTCTGTTGACTATATTGCGTCCATGCTCCGTTCGTCCTCTGAACCATGACATACTGAAAATATGTCTGAGCCACGACTCCATTCAAAGCAAGATTGAAGTTGTACTGACCGCCTTTGCTTGAAACATCGATTAATGTTAAGCCTCTGAACAAAGATGGAGATATCGCGCCAGATGGCACAGAACCTGAGTTATATCCGTAGGTACTTGCAACTCCACCAACGTTCGCAATAGTGACTGAGTAACTAGCCTTGTTTCCACCTGCCACCATCACATTCAGCACGCCGCTCATGACAGGCCTGACCCACTGGCAACCCAATCGTTGGTGGCGATCTTCAGCAAAGTTGCAACGCTATATAGCCCAGCACCGCCGGCCAGTGTCCTCGTGCCGGTGGTACTGGTGCCAGCTAGGGTGATGGTCACTCCAACGCCCTGCGCGATAAACATGTTGCCAGCACCGTTCTGGTTAACGATTGTCACAACCGTGCCTACCGGGAAAGCCACTGATGAGTTTGGCGGGACAGTAACTGTTGTCCCGCTCGACGTGTTGGCGATGTACTTGCCGGCGTCGGTCAGTACCAACGTGTAGTTGCCCTGGGAGTTCTGAGGCAATCCTTTGTAACCCACCTCATCCGCCGTCGTGTTGTCGGTCGTCAGTGAGCCATTGATTGTGATCGGGCCTGCAATCGGCACATTGGGGTTTTGCCACCAATCGCGCGTGATGAGGTCAGTTCCCGCGGTGGGCGCGCCTGCGTTTACCGCACGGAAACCGCCTAGATCGAAATTGGCCAACATCCCGCCGCGGCCCGTTCGATCAAGTGAATCAGTCAACGCTTGACCGGCGTCCGAGAAGTTCGTGTTGACCTGGGAGGACGAAATGACGGTATTCGGCGTGAACGTGTTCGGGACGGTATAGACGCCCGCGCTATTCCTAGGAATGGCCGTGTCTCCTATGCAGTTATGTGAAATTAGTCACTATCGCTTGGTCGGTCCGAGCGCTACGATCCGGGGCCGGAGGATCCAACAATGAACAAGGTCGTCATCCTGGCTGCTGCGCTGCTTCTTGCTGGCTGCATCACTCACAAGCCGGTGGCGTTGCCCAGTGGGGAACAGGGTTTAGCGATCAACTGTCCTGGCGCTGATCGAAGCATTGCTGACTGTATGAGCCACGCGGCGAAGGTCTGTGATGGCCCTTACGAGATCATCCACAGCGACGGCTCGCGCAGTAGCGGCACGGTAGTTCCTGTTGGAACGAGCGCCATGTGGGTGTCGAGCGTCCAGCGCACTCTCATCGTGAGCTGCAAGTGAAAGACTGGGCACTGGCGCTACTGCTGAAGCCATTCATCTCGATGGCGATCATGGTTCCAGTCGCTATCGTGGCGCGATTGATGTTCCGGCGAATGCCAGAGGGAAAAGCAAAGCGCCTACTCTTTCGCCGAATTGGCCCCTGATGCCGTCACGGGCCCGAACGCAGCTTGATATCGCAGTAGGCCGATCTTGTCTGGCGGCACGCCCAGACGCAGCAGTTCCTCTGCCACCTGCGGGTCCATCGCAGCCTCGGCCAGTCGACTCATTGCGCGCTGCTCGCCGAGTTTCCCGACGAACTGCGCCGGACGCATAATGCTCTGCAAGAGCGTGCTCTCCGCCACCCTCTGTAGCGTCGATTCCGGCAGTCCAAGCGGCCCCAAGAACTGGCGCAGAATGTTCTGACTGACCATGTTCTGGCCAGTATTTGAGCCAACTGCGCGGCCCAGCTCATCCGCGTTCGTGCGCCTCGCCAGCTGCTCGCCGATCAAGCGGAGCTTGCGCATCTGCTCGGGCGACATGACCTTTTCCATGCTCGCCGAATTGCGTCCCAGCGCCTTCGTAGCCGTTGCATCTCCTTCCCGCAAGGCTCGCGCATACATCTCGGGACGAAGGCGAGTGTTGCCCCCGAATTCAGCCAGTGCCGGCTGCAGCTTGTCTCGCAGAACGGCGCCAATCTCCATCTGATTGATCGGCTGCGACATGGACGCATAGGTCTCGCGCGCTTGGCGATACTGCGGGATCTGTTCTTCGATCTGGTTCAGCAGCGCAGCTCGCGTGTCATTGATCGAGCGCGCTTCATGAGCGCCGATACCCGCTGCTTCTGGATTGTCGGCAATGTCATCCATCGACATTTTCAAATAGTGGAGCGCTTTGCCGGAATACGCTGGCTCACTCGCCAACGGCACGATTCGCCCTGGATTTGAGACCGTAACTTCTGTTTCGAGCGAGTCTCCAGCCTCGGCAGCGAGTTTTCGCGCACGATCCCATGCCCCTTTCATCGAGGGGCGCCTGAGCAAGTCTGAAAGATCCTTGCTGACCTTGACCTTTACCTCTTTTGCCGCTTCGTATAGTGGACTCGAGGCAGCCTTTCTGGCAGCTTTGGCAGCCTCCATCCGCGAGGAATCCCCCGCGATATCCTCCAGCGTGTCCATGATGACGCCGCGGTTCGCCTGCGACCGCTCAGTGAGCGCTGTCATGTACTCCGGATTGTTCCGCAGCGTCCGTTCGAGTTGGGCAAGACCGGCATTGTCGGCGAGTTCCGCCGTGGTGGGCTGAATGCCCGGCAGAACGTTCTGACGATTGCGCGCGACATTCTGGGCGGCCTGCTGGGCAGCGTCACGGCCACCCGCGAAAGCCTCAAGCGTCCTGGCAGCAATGCGTTCCTGTCCGCCCTTCGTGAAAGGCTCTGCGAGTGCTTTGGCGCCTCGCCATCCACCGCTCAATGCTCGGCCGCCTGCGAGCGCCGCTGGCGATAGCACGCCGCCCAGTGCGACGTTCTGCAGGGTCTCCTTCGTCGATTCCGATGGCTGCAGCACGCCAAGGCCAGCGCCAACGGCAGCGGAACCAGCCATTGTGTTTGCGCCAGGGACGAACATCGCCGGCAGAGCCCCGGCGACCGTTCCAGTTAGCGCGCCTGCCGTGCCTGCGCCCGTATCCATCAGATCCCGGTCTAGCTGCCGCGATTCCGAGATATCGTCACGCGAAATCAGACCCACCAGCTGACCCGCGCCACGAGCGAGATCGGTCAAGCCCTTCCCAACACCCGCACGGAATCTTTCGACTCCGCCCATGCCGGAGGTCGCGCCGTACTTCTCCCTGAACTCAGGGCTCTCCGGATCGTACTCATCTGGCCTTGCGCCCTTGAGGTAGCCAACGCGGCTGGAGAAATCCTTGAACTCCAGCTGCGGATAGAACTTCTGATGGAGAGCGCGCGCGAGCTCGTCATCCGACAGCACGTCGTACTGCGGGTATTTTGCGCGAATCTCCTGCAGGTTCATTTCAGGATTCCGAGCGGATCGTCTTGGGCTGCGTCTCGCGGATGAATGGTCATTTCATCGATCGGCCCAGCAGCACGGCCGCCCATTTGGCGCATGCCTTCCATCGCCTGCAACCGAGCGCGACGCTTCTGCTCAATGGTAGCCCGCGAATCGCCGGGCACGGGGAAGTAAGTCTTGATCTCCTGCGCCATTTCCTCGGGAGAGATCACAGCGCCAGACTCTTTGCGCAGCTTGGCGCGCACCCAATCTGCGGCAGCCTGATAGTATTGCTGTCCTTCGTCGCTGAGTATCTGGTTGGCAATGCCTGTGCTCACAGGCCCCCCGCTCATCATGCGCTGTGCGGCCATGTAGTCCGGCATGGAGGGCGTATAGCCGCCAAGCAGCCCTTCTGCGGCCTCCATTCGGCCGAGATAGTTCGCCGACGTGCGCTCGCCCTCGGTTGGTGCGCCTTGCGTTGATTTCGGGGGAGCCTTCTGACCAGTCGGGCGAATTTCTCCGGTGCGCTGGTCAAGCACGCCATAGGTGCCGTCCCCAAGAGGGATAGAAGAGAACGATGGCGTGACGTTCTGAGGATTGCGCGCCTGAATGTATTCCAGCACGGTCAACGGCTGCTTACCTGCCTGCTGCATCTGCTGCGCATAGAGGTTGTATTCCTGAAGCATCGCTGCCTGTGCACCGCCCTGAGCCGTGAAAGGCTGCTTTCCTGCCGCCTGCGAACGCGCGACGAGCACTGGCTTTCCATCGGGACCGATCACCGTCTCGAGCGGCTCCGACTCCTGCGGCCGGAACTGGCTCGCAAACATCTGCGCCATGACGGGATTGCTCTGCAGCGCTCGCGTGCCTTCAGGCGCCATCGCAAGTTCCATTGCTTCGTTGCGATCCGGAATCCGTTGCGGCGTGGTTTCGACCATCTGGAGCTCACCGGGCGACTGGGCGTTGAACTCAGCCACTTCGACGTTCGCTGGATTCGTGCCACCCATCAGGGAACGCGCCAACTTTTGCGCATGTTCAGTGCCACGCTTCTCTGCCGCTGCTTCATCCTTCTCTGCATCTCGCATCATCTTTGTGCCTACGAGGGCACTTGCGATCTGTGCGATACCTTGCAGGTGGGAACCGACCGGTGCTCCTGACATCGATTGACCCATGAGCGCTTCTGCCAGTCGACGGCGACGCTCCAATGATTCTGGCGTGTACTGACCGCTATGCACAGGCATGGAATGCCCTCTCTAGAGGTTCCATATCGGTTGAGACTGCATCTCTGATGCTCGCGAGTCGGCGAATGACTTCGGATCTACGGCCCTCTGGAAGATTGCGTATCCGCTCGACATTCTCATCGAGGTAAGCCGTGCAATCCCAGCAGTCCCGTGAGGTTAGCTCCGAATCATAGTGCGCAGGGATTTCAGCGCCGACATCTTTTAGGTACTTGAACACCTGCTCTGCACTCCAGCTCTCGATTGGGAAGATGTATTCGATTCCATCCTCAGTGTGGCCGCTCGATAGGCCGTTTGTACGTCGCTCGTCCTTGCGTTGACCGCGGATGATTAGCTTAATACCGCGGCGTTTCATCTCGGCCTGCATCGGCAACCAGATATTCTCGGCGCAGCACTGCCAAGCGCTCTGCAACTTGTAAGTCTGTGCAGACTTTACGACCCCACGGCCCATCGGCGTGTAACTCAGAGGCACCACATCGCAAGGGTAACCATTACGCTCAATCTGGCCAGGCTGGTTCGAGGAAATTTCCAGGAAATGCGGCAGCCGATCACGCCACTTTCGCATGAGTTCAACTATTTCTGGATACGCTGCGCCTGTGTTTACCCAACACACCAGGATCTCATCCCAATGCTCTCGATAAAGATAAAGACATGCCAGCGAGTCCTTACCGCCGCTGAAGTGAAGCGCAGTCGAGATCATCAGAAGTACATTGCCGCCATGGTTGCCAGTCCATATAGACCTGACATGTTTGATTGATATTGGCCCATCTCAGCACCGTACTGAGCCAAGTTGTGCTGATTCTGCATGGCCACTCCGCTCATCACGTCAGTGGGTGCAACGCCAGGCTGTGGCGTACCGCCGAAGCTAGGTTGACTAACCTGACCGCCTCCGCGAATGGCGCTAAGCTCATTGATGGGCTGATTCCGAAGCGCGAACGCCTCATCGGCGTATTGGCTGCGGGCCTGATTGCCGAAGGCTGCTTCCTGACGTGCAAGCTCAGCTAGGCGACTCTGCTCCTGGCCGCCAGCGAGTAGCGCAGAGGTTCGTGCATCCTGCTCCCGCTGAGAGAAATCGGACATGGCATTGGAATATGCCTCAGATCCCTGAGCAATTCCTTTATTTGCAAGATCCTGCTCAAGCGATGCACGATCCTGGCCAAGCTGCTCATTGAGACGCCCGAGCATGGCATCCTCAACTCGCCTTCGATCGGCAGAGAAATCGTTATTGTAACCAGTGCGAAGCGCTGGAGCGCCGCCCAAATTGAACGGTTGCTGCATCCTTCCATAGACATCTGAAGTAATCTGTCGCTGGGCATCTAGATTGCGCTGGTCCGCAGGATTGAGCGTCTGATACTGCTCATAGCGTGGCGTCCCATCAGGCCAGTACCCGACGATCTCATATTCCTGAGAACCATACGGTGTGTACTGATTGGTCGCGCCGAGCTGATACTGACTCGCCGCCGTCTGGCGGTTCTGTATGCCCTGCTCGCGGGCTGCGCCTACAGTATCGGGGGGAGGAGGTGCGTCAGGACTATCCATGCTTTAACCACTTCTTTGCGCTTTCGCGGTGAATGACAAACACGAGTCCATCATCGCTTCGCTCTGGACCGAAATATCGCTTCTGTGAGAACTCAAAACTAAACCCAAGCTTTGGAAGCAGCCTTCGAGCCAGCACATTGCTACGTCGAGTACGTGCGCTGATGCGACTGCATCCGCACGTCACAAAGGCATACCGGAAACACCAGCGAATAAAGTCCTTCTGCCATCGTTCACCCGCTACAGTGATTTCAATGTTTCCGCCTCGGTAGAACTGAGTCCAAACGACTCCACCAATCAGTGTGCCGCGATCATCAATCAAGCCCACCGCAGCGAAGGGTGGCCGAAACTGCATCCCGGTCCTGGTGCTCACCCACTCGGCGACCGCAGCATCGTGACCGGTCAGAATCCCCATTCAGATGTAAGCGCCGTCCTCTACCTGCACATCAAACGAGTTGATCTGCAGGGTGACCGGCTCAATCGGTGCTCCAGTGGAGATCTCCACGAACATGCGGATGGATGCGCAGTAGCCGATGCCAGAAATCGATTTCCAGTCATCTGAGACAGTGAGCTGACCTGACCAGCTCGCAACATCCCATAACGCCACGTCCCAAATGGCAGATCCGGGGAAAAACGATCCAGCCTGCGATAGCGGAGCATTGTCCTGAAAGTCGACATTGACAGCGATCGATGGATCGACTGCACCGTCCGTCGTGATTAGCGGCCTGATCATTGTCCAGCGCTTCTGCCGACCTCGAGTGCCGTAATAATTGAATGCACCGCGCATGTCAGCCTCAAGGATGCCGGTCGCGTCGACGCCTGCCTCATCGGCCAGATAGACAATCCCGTCATTGCCTCCGAAGTATGCGCGATCCTCGAACACCTCCCAGCAATTCGCGTTCTGAGCGGTAAACCGACACCATGCGCCGGTAATAGTGTTCTGGACGAACTGCTCCTGCTGCGTACCCTCAATGATTGGAACATTAAGGATTGCCATCGTAGAACGTGGGTAGCTGATCAGCTGCCAGCCGAAGACCGTCTTTTGATTTCGTGCTGATTGGGTAACTACGGGCTGGATGTTCTTGCTGATCGACACTTGCAGCAACGCCGCTCGGTCATAGCTCAGCACCTTGCTGAGTGGCAACAGACCATCGATGCAGATCAGGATCAGATCCGACCCAAACTTCGCGGTACAGCGGCGCCCCACTGGCGGACCAATCCGTGCCGTGCCCAAATAGTTGATCCCACTCGCCTGAGTCGGATCATTGATCATGTAGATTGCAATCTCGCCCCGGCTCGAGATAAACGCAATGTATTCGTTGGGTCCGTCGATCGTATCTGTCGACCACGTGCCAATGGCGATGAGCTCACCGCCCAATGTGAACTGAGGGCCAACCTCGAACGTTGCCGCCGCACCCTGAATGGAATCGAGCGGTAAGTAAGCGGCCTTGGTTGAGCTCTTGAGGACCGTCCATATACGATTGCGATAGACGGTGACATGGATCATGTCCTGCGGCGTCACGCCGGTGATCGTGGCCGTCTGCCAGGCCGTACCGTTGTAGTAACGGGGCACGTCCTGGCCGTTACAGGCCCAAAGGAAACTCCCAGCAGCATTCGCGAAGTTGGTGTGTTGCCAGCGATCGTTGCTCAGCCCCGTGACGGCCTGCACCGGTGTCGCATTAGTGACGTCATAGATCGAGCCATCAGAGGCAGCAAAGAGACGCGGCGAAGCAACGGTCGCGCCCGTATATGCCATCAAGCTTTCAACAGGAGCCGCAGTTCCGGTATCGCACTGCGAGACATAGCCGCGGCGAACTTCCACCCAACCAGGCTGCGGGAACCAGTTGACGAGAGCAACCGCATTCTGCGGTGGCATCTCGGATAACGGACTGATGGCATCCCAGCCGCCAATTGGAGCCACCACTGACATGCCGCGGGCCACTCCGCCCGGATTGCCCTTCGAGCGACTGAAGCGAGCTGTCAGGCGCATGGATCAGGCTAGGCCGCCCGGGAAATATCCATCTTGGACATTTTCGGGTCCAAGCAACACAGTACGCGGACGAGGCTTGGCCAGCGTCAGATCCGCAGCCCCGCCATCGCGCGCGGCAAGACGTGCAACGTAGTCGTTGTACTCGGCTTGCATGGCGAGGTAGTCGAAGCCCTTGGCCTGCCACAAACGCCACTTGACCGAAAGGATCAGCGCCTGTTCGTCGATGATTGGAGAGTCCGTATCTGCCGAGAATCGCGGCTTTGCTGTGCCATCAACACCCAACACCCAAAATTTCGACTGGTGCTCGAACACCATCGTCCCTGGATAGTCGCTAGGCGCGGTCGGCGGCGGCCACAGACGCCAGATATTCGGCTTGACGCCAATCTGGCGCCAGCGCCGCCGGGGACCAGTGGTGACCACGCCAGAGCGCTGCCATTCATCGATCTGAGGTGAGATTGGTCCGATCAATTCCCACCTGTTTGTCCGATCCCACATCGTGCGGGCAATCCACCAGCCGAAGTTGTCAGGGACTGAGTAAGTGTCCTGAGCGAACGTCAGCGCCGTGGCAACAATCGTCTCTGAGGCCGGCATATCCATGCGCACGGTATTGCCGTCGACGACTTCGATGACCCGCGCCGCAATCGGAATGGAATCACCCGAAACTGCCCAGAGGTTCGCGACGATGCCGGTCGTGCTCGGAATGTTGGTGATCAGATCCGAATCAGCCGTCAAATCGCCGGTCGTGCTGATCGGCGCGGCAATGTTGACGATTCGCTCCTGCTGGAGCGCTGTCCATCCCTGGGTCTGATAAATCTCGTCACCGGCCCGATTCGTGAGCGCATACAGCTGTCTCGCGGTCGGATCATTGCTGCCCGCGACGAGAGATGGAGGCGTGAGCCCCAGCTCGTCACAAACAGCGGTGACGATCTCCAGCAGATTCATGCTGCGCCAGAGACAAACGCACGCCAGTTGGTCGGGGTGGTCTTCACAAACCGCGCATTCTTGTTCGCGGTGGTGAAGGCCAGACCGGCATTGGCAGCTAACAGGTCAATGGACTGGCCTGTCGACGGATAGACCGTAATCAGCGGTGTCGCAACCGTTGGAACGATCACCACTTCGCTGTTGATCTCGGCATTCGCCGGCAACTGAACGCCCTGCTGGTTCGCCGCTGAAGTGACGATCGCAAATAGATTGCCGTTGCCATTGAGCGCCGTAGCGGTGCCCTGAGTTGTGCCCGCGGCATTCACTACCAGCCGCTCGGTTCCAAGGCGCAGCGCCTGCTCAGCCGGCAGCCCAACGCCCATCAAATCTTGTGCGAGTGCCATGGTGTTCTCCTATGCCGCCTTTTCTTTGGCGGCCATCAAGATGGCGATCTGTTCTTTCAGTTCCTTCAGTTCAGCGGCCTGCTCCTGGATGGTCCGCTCGAGAGCGTGGAACTTCTTGCCCTTCTCGGCACCCTCCAGGAACTGCTGCGCCTTCTTGCGCATCTCGCCGCCGAATTGCAGGTTGCCGGCTGCGGTGTCCGACAGGTTCGCAAGCTGTTGTACGGTGGTGATGCTCCACGCGCGCAAGGTGGCGACGATGACCGGGTTGTCGGGATAAAGCAGTTCCAGCGGCGTGCCATCGGCGGCCTGCGACTTCTTCTGCAGATACGCCTGCCACTTTGCCGGCCAGCGCTGTTTGTCCAGTTCCTTCACCGGGCGGTCGACGATGTCCTTCTCGCCAGGCTGGATGATCTTCACGAAATCCTTCTCGACAAAATGCGGTCGGCCAGTGGCCTTGGACTGAAACTCGTCCTGAACCGCGCGCTTGTAGAATGCGACGATCAGCTTGTCGTCGGAACCGAGCTGAAGTGAGCCATCGGGGTTGATGCCGCTGGCTACAGCGGCTGGGATTTCCGAATCGAACATTGGAACCTCTTTGGGGTTGAGAGAAATTGACGCGGGCCGGGCGCTACTCCGGCGAGGAGCCGAGGTGGGAGTCTGGAACTTGTCCAGGGCCACTACTGTCGGGGGTTAATTGCCTCTTTAGGCTCCAACCGTTAGCGTGTCTGCATTCCACGCCGCCGCGTCAAAACTGTTACAGCGGGCTCGTCGTCTTCTTCACCCAACCACTCTCACCAGCCGAGAAAGCAGTCGTATTGGTATACGTGCCGCCCGAGGCCGCGGTGATGTGGAAGTTGGCATTGATCGTCACCGCCGTCTGATTAGCCGTAACCGGCACGTCCGCGACCACGAACACCCACGTGGAGTTGTCCGTGCCGAGAACGGGAGTACCCAGCGCAAAAGGCGGATCCGGCGTGAGCGGGAAGCTCGAATTCGACGCCGCCGGATAGCGATCATCGAAGTTCACGCCGAGCGTGTTGGAAGTGCTGTACGGACCGTATGCATTGGCCATGGTGGTCTCTCCTTAAGAGTTGAACAGCACGCCCTGCATACGGCGGTTGCTGATGGTGAGGTTGCCCGCCCAGCCCTGCAGCTTCACCACTGCGTCTTGGTTGACGCTGTAGCGATCCGGATTCAGCGGGGTGAAGTTCCGCGAGCGATGTGGGCGATACTGGATGTACTTCGTGTTCAAGAAATACATCGTGCTGGCCGGCGCACCACCGAGCGGGATCGGATCCGAGCTGTAGCCCTGGAAGCCGCCGTCGAGCACGACATCGGCGTCCATGTACTTCAGGTTCATGAATCCGCCTTCGGCGAGCTTGGCGTTGGTGATCCGCTGCAGCGGCTGCAGGCTCTCGTTGTAGGCGAGCCATGCATTGTTGTCCGCCACCAGCAGATCAGCTCGGTCGGTGCCGCGAACCAGCTGCACCCAGATCTGATCCATGTAGCGGCGGATGTTGGCGCTCGTCATCGCAGCGCCGCCGTTCGTCACAGCGGAGAAGGCGATGTTGCGCCAGAACTGCCAAGTGGAGGCGTCGATGCCGCCGACCGTGCCCGTTGCGGGAGAATCGGAGATCAGCAGCTGCAAGCCGCCGATTTCCTTCGGCTGAGAGCCGTCGGAGTAGACGCCCTGAGCGATGAGCGAGGTCAGCGTGTTCTCCGCGTTCTTCACGCGGCCCTCGATGAGATCGATCATCTGCTCTTCGCCAGCGTTCTGCAGCTCTTCCAAACCCGAGATGCTGACGGCCACAGCCGCCTGGCGAATCGGGAAGGTTGCCGCAGTGAAAATCTGGCTCGGAGCGATGTTGATCACCTCGTAGCCCGAGTACCACATCGCTGTCTGATTCAGTGCGTACTCGAGTTCCTGCCAGATCTCGCGACCACCGGAGAACGGCTTTGCATTGCCGCGCTCCTTCAGGCGCATCAAGAGAGCGTTGTTACGAGTGACGTTGTCGGCGGCCTTCTTCGAACGGTTTTCCAGCGTGGTCGCGACAATGTCACCAATTGCGGGATTGGGATAAGCCATGATTGTTCCTCAATTGGATATGGCTGCTCACTGCACCCGGTGCTGATCGAAGGCCCACTTCACTGAATCGCGAATCGAATCGAACTCAGGCGCACGCGCGGCAGGGGCCCGCACTGGAGCGCCGGTGACGCTGACCGCACCTTTCTTGGCCTTTCCAACCTTTTCTCGTTCGACACGCTCACGCTCAGCGCGCGCGTTGGTCTCGCGCTCAGCAAGCAGTCGCTCACGAATGGATGGAAGTGCCCAGACAGCTTGGTCGTATGCGTCTTGCAGACTCTCGGCCGTACCGGATTCGAGCAGGCGCCCCATGTGGTCGCGCACCTCATCGAAATACGGCTTGTCCTTCGCGAACGTGCTGATCTCCGTTTGGATCTCAGCCTGCTCGCGAGCAGTAAGGGTCTGTTCGAGCTGATTCAGCTTTTGAGAGAGTGATTGGACGATCGGATCAACGCGCGGGGCTGCTGGAGCAGCCGCGAGTTGGGTTAAGTCGATACCACGAGATTGCGCCAGCCACCGAATAGCGTTTACGGGATCGCGTTCGAGATAGTCATTTGCCATCACGAGGCGCTTGAGCCCCTCGTGCTCTGAAATGCCGTATCTCTGCGCAGCCGCGCGCACCGGTGTCAGTGCTTCTTCGTAGCGTCGCTTCTCTTCGGACCACTGTCGCCCGCCGTTACTGATTTCGCCTTCCCGCTTGATGACTGCCGCTTGAATGGCAGGCGGAAGTTGAGACCACAACGTCTTTGCGTCAGCCGGCCAACCGCTGGGAGGTCCGTCAGACGTTGAGGTCTGAGCGGGTTTCTCTGCGGGTTTGTCCGCGCCGGTAACTTCTTTGGATGCCTGAGTTGTATCAGGCTCGACGGTCTCTTTCGGAGCCGCCGTCTTGGCAAACCGCCCCTGCTCATCGCGAGCGCGAGTCGACTTGCCTTCGTCGTTCGACACTTCCTCGGCAGCAACCTCCGCCACCTCGGTTTCAACTGGAGCGCTGTGCTTTTCGAATGCAGCTAAAACATCCGCGCGCACGTCATCGCCGCCGACTTCGTCAGTCGGTTGAGCTTGATCAGCCATGTAGCCTCACTAGTCGAGATTTTCTGGAAGCACGCGCGGCCGATAGCCCTCGCGCACCATGTGGATGGCGCGCTTGATGTCATCGCGCGTCACCTGATCGATCCTGCGGCGATCCACCTGCCGCTCGTTGCCGACTTCCTCGCATCCGTGCGCCTTGGTCACGCGGCGGAACGACGATTTGCTCTCGTACTTGCGGCCGTCGGCTGGATGCCAGAGCGCATCCATGGAGTCAGAAATAACAAATGGCGCCGCAGCGCCCTGTTGTTGACCTTTTGGCACCAATCGATTCTCGACTGGGCACCAGATGAATGACTGTCTAGGCATTCGGCCTCTGCTCCGCCGGTTGCATCGCTCTCAGGGCCATCTCACGCTCTCGCAACGCAAGCTCCTGAGTCTTCAGCTGCAGCTTCTGAGCCTCAAACGCCATCTCAGCCTGCATGTGCTCAAGCTTCATGGCGTGCTCGCGTTCCTTCATCTTCAAGTCCATCTCTTTCGAGCGTGAGTCCATTTCGAAGTCCATCTGAGCGCGCTGCGCTTCCATCTCCTGCTTCTTCTGTTCGCCCTCGGCCTTGATCTGCTCGGGGCTTGGAGGCTGCTGTTTTGGCTTCTCCAGTCGCTTGGCCAACTGATCAATCGATTCCTCAAGCGAGGCTTCGATGGTCCGACCAACGCGGAAGCGTCGGTATGCAAACAGCAACAGTTTGCCGACCGGATCAACCAGCTCCGGCGCACTCACCACTAGCTGGCCAGCTTGGCCGAGGCCCTGCAGGGTGGATGTCACGAGCTCAACCGCGGCTTGTTTGTCTTCGTTCGCGTCGACCTGGATGGTCGAGTCAGTCTCGATATCGATGCGGAAACCGCGCAGCTTGTCCGAGCGCAGGATCTGCAGCGCGGCCTGGAACTCCTTGAAGCACTTCTTCTGAGCCTGCTGGGCAGCCTGCTGTTGGGCAGCTTGGAACTGCTGCTGGGCTTGCATCTGTTGCTGCTGAATGACCTCAGGCGGCATCCCAGGCTGTGGCTGAGGCTGCTCTGGCGACGGCACAGCATCGACAGCCTCGCGAACCTTGTCCGCGATGATCTGCTCGTAACCTGACATCAACATCAGGCTCTCATCCGAGAACTGCTCGCAGATGATCTCAGCCTTGATCGCGAGCGAATCACGGCAGAATCGAGCAACTGCTGCCTGCCGGTCCTGTAAGCGCAAGGATGCGAATTGGCCCTTGATCCGCTGCTCTGTTGCCGTCTTCGCCGGTCCGCCGGAGTAACCCCGGACGATGTCCGAAATGCCGGTCACTTCGTACAGGTCGGCCTTGACCTGTCCGCGCGCCTCGTGAAGCCGCAGTAGCGCCTCGACGATGTCCTTGAGCGGGATCAGAGAGATCGCGCCAGGAATGCCGCCCTTCTCAGCGAAGGCTGCCCAGGAGTCGACCGGAATCAGCTTGTTGTCGACGCCCTCTTGCAGTAGGCGCGCCAGTTCTTTGACCGATGCGTCATAGACGCCAGCCACCTTGACCGCACTCGTCAACTTCGCGATGCGCTCGGTGAGCTCGTCAAGTTCCTGCGCCTGGTCCTGGTAGAGGACGTAATCCGGGACCGGCACGATGGAATCATTGGTCTGCGTGGCAAAGAGCGGCTTCGGGCACGGCCAGAAACCCTCCAGCTGCAGCGGATCATCACGTTCTTCGAGCACTACGTCCGGCGTGCTCGGCGCGATGAAATAGACCTTGCGATCCGCCTTATTCCAGATCTCCCAGACTTCAGCTTTCTTGAAGTAGCCGACAATCTGCTCATCGTCCGCAGCATGCGGCGGCGTATAGTCGAGCGTGATGCGCTTGGCCTGCGCGAGATCGCCGCCATAGAACCGCATTGCGATCTGCGAATGCGTCAGATACGAACGCTTGGCGACCCAAGGAACCTCACGCCAGATCCGCGCTGGCGACCAGAGGAAGTCCTTGTAGTACACGTAGTCCGTGCAAGACTTCTCATAAGCCAGCGTCTCATATGGCTCGCCATCGCCCTCTTCCTGGACATCCTCGGCCGTCTTCTCCTGTGCCTGGACTTCCGCATTCTCAGCGGCGGCAACCTGGGCTTCGAACTGCGGCTCATAGCGTTCCCACAGCTGTCCTATGCCGGCCAGCAGATAGTCGAGCACCGACTGGCTGGCGGACTCGTGGTAATAGCCCACCTCCATCTGGAACTTCAGTGTGCGCTCCAGGATGAGCGACGCCGTGCGCGCAACCGGATCTCGGTCCATGAAGCGCCGTTCGACAATCGGAATCGGCTGGCGCCCGTATAGCGCCGGCTTCAGCGTCTCAACGTTCGACCACAGGATGTTGAGCTTGCGCTTGTTCTTCTCGGAGGCGTTCTTGCGCTCGTCCTTATAGCGCTTGGCAATCTCCTCGCAGCGCTTGATCCACTCGACGTACTCCTTGTCCTTGCGCGCGAAATCAATCTCTGCCTTCCAGCGGGCAAAGGTGTCCCGTGCCTGCTGAGTGGGCACAGGAGCGGGCGCGGTTTCAGCCATCTCAGCTCAGCACAAAGCCCGTGATGTTGCCGGTAGCATCGACCTGCGCCGTGATGGTATCGGTATATGTGCCAGTCACCGGTACCTGCAGTCCGATACCATTGGCGATGATCGCCGCATTCGGCGGCAAACGAGCCTTCGGAATGTTGCTGTCAAAGTTGAATGTACCACCCACCCCTGCGGAACCGGAATTGATCTGGATCTCTACTCCATCGCCCGTACTCATGATTGAGTCTGCGGCATTGGATAACGGGAAGTTCTGCCAGGCGCCCTGATTGATCGCGACCGTAGCGCCGGCCGCCTTTCCCCTGCCGTCAACGATTGTGACAGGACCAAGGTTTACCGCGATCCGCGTAACCGCATTGGCCAGCGTGAACGTCGCAACGTTGGCCGCGATGCTGTAATTAGCTGCGAATGAACCCGAGCCATCGAACTGATTAACATCGATGCTCGCCCCGCCAGAGTTGAATACGGCGTAATTCCCACCGAGACGGATGCTGTCGATCTGTCCCGCGATCACTGCGGCCGGAGACGTGGCGAGCGTTGCGCCCCCATTCGATGTCTTGATTACGATCTGATCGTTTTGGTCGACAAAGCACGTTGTCGCGGACTGCAATTCAAATCCAGTCAATGCGCCATTGGCGACGACAGCCACGGCATTGTGCGCATCCTGGCCGTCCGAGTTGCTGACGGACACAACCTCGCCGTTCGTCACCTCCACACCATTTGGCGGGATGTGAAAGATGCTGTACGCCTTGAGCATTACTGCCCCTGGCCGCGCGTGAAGTACAGCGTGGCCGTGTCGCCGGTGGCACAGATGCCGGCAACGTGCGTCGCATCCGCCCCGATGGTGAATGTGTAGGCAGCCGTAGGCAGGATCGGCGTCGAGCTCGCCTCATCCGCCTCCACCGTCGCATCACCGAACTGGATGAACGCGAGCGAGCTGTTCGGAGCGCTCGTCACCATGACCTGACCCGACAGGCCAACAGGGAGCGCCACGGCAGCACTCGCTTCAGTCACGGCCAGCGTGGCGGTCGGCCCTGGTGTAAATGGATTCAGCATCAAATTCTCCCACTCGGACTTGGCTGGCTATCCCAGAGATCGTCCAAACTCACTGTGCTCGTTGCATGGGGCGCGATGCCCAGAGTCTTCGGCGCGGGCTGCACTTCAGGCGCGGGCATCGTCTGCATCACCTGGCAACCATACGAGAACCCATCAGACGGGTGGCTGGCCCAGTTATGCACCGGCTCCTTGGAAAAGGTCTGCGTGTCCGCATTCCACTCGTATTCCCAGGCACGTAGGCCATCTAGCCCTTCCTCGCAACGCGTCTTGTTGAACTCGCAGCGCCGAATGACAGTGCGAGCAGCGTTGATCCGATCGCTCTTCGAAGTCACTGGAACAATGCCCACTCTCGTGGACCCGAAGCCCTGAAGGAACTGCTCGACTGCGCTGTGCTTGCTCTGGAACGTCTTCACTCGCGCATCGTGCGGCAGCCAGACCTTGCCGAGCGGCCATGCACGCTCATCCAGGTGCCGCTGCAGCCGCTCGATCCATTCCTTGGCATCAAGCCCGCTATCACCTTGGTAGTCGATTAGCGAAAAGCCGCCGACACTCCGCTGCCAGAACCACCACGTGGCTGTATCCCGAAAGCCCAAATCGCTGGATATCTCTATCGCCGGGCCTTCCGGGTTGTACCCGACGCGGTCATGGATGCGGCCATCACGCTCGGCACGGTCAACCCAGCGGGCGAGGATGGCGCCATGCTGGAGACCGTAGCCGCCTTCCCAAACGTGCTCGGCCGTTTCTGGATCGACGGACTTGTCGTGCTCCATTTCCTTGCGCAGCACGTCCGGAAACCAGGGATTGTCCCGCCAGTTCACCAGGATACTGGTCGCATCCGGTGGCGGATTCTTCCGAAAGAACTTGTCGACTGGGTCCGTACGGTGACGAGGATTCCAGCTGAACCATAACTCGGAGCCTTCGGCGCGAATTGTCGGGCGCAATAGCTCAAGTGATTTCTCGCTCAGCGTCTGCGCTTCCTCCACCCATGCGATGTCATACGCCTCCAGAGACTTGATCGTCTCGGCGTTGTACGACTGCATACCGCGGAAGATGATTAGCGAGCCATTGCGGCCACGAATCTCAGCGTCCAGAACTTCGAAATACTCGCCGAGGCCAAACTTCTGGATCTTGTCGACCAGCAGCTGCCTGACCGAATCCCTGAGCGAGTGCTGTATCTCGCGGATACAGACGGCACGAGTCGTACGCTGGAAACAGCGGAGAATCAGCTGCTCGGCAAAGAAATGGCTTTTCGCGCCGCCACGCCCGCCATATGCACCCTTGTATCGCTTTGGCCTGAGCAGCGGCGAGAAAGCTGGCGCAATCTCAACCTTTATCCGCTGGACGATGGTCAATGATGTGTTGCTCGATCACATGCTTGACCGGCTTATCAGGATCACCGGACATCTGCACTGCAGACAAATCCGGCAAAACCTTGTTCAGCAAGGTCTTTGCCGCATTAACTTGGGAGGCATCCAAAAGTGGCGAATTAGACAGGACATGGGTCTGCAGCCTATTGATGAGCTGCGCCGCTTGGATCTTCTTACGGGTGTCCTCGTGGTGACGAAACCCCGCTTTCCGGCCGGCCATCTCTAAGCCTTTACTTCCCCGCCTGCCGAAGAATGCGGCCCATCACCTGATTCTTCGGAGGCTGCAGAACGCCACTCATGCTCTGGTTCTTCGGAGGAGGCAAAACACCACCCATGGCGGTCAGTCCTGGCACCTGACGGGTGGGCGCCTGGCCTCGCGGAACACCTCTCGGGGTGGGCTGAGACATTGGACCGCCATAGACCTGATTGCGCAAAGTGTCTGCGTACTGTTCATAGTTCCTGAATGGCTGGCCGGTCGCAGGATCAACCCCCATCTGTTGAGGGTTATGCATAGAGGGATTGTTAGCCCAAGCTCGCCATTGCTGCTGCTGTTCAGGCGAATCAGCCATCTGCCAAGCGAAAGCACCGCGCACGCTTGGAATACGGTATTGCAAGTCCCGTAGAGCGGCCTCTTGCATGAGATTGCCAGCAGTTTGACGAATACCGTCTGCCACTGAAGTCATGTCGGTTTCCTCTGCAGCTCTCGTCCCAGCTTCTTGCTGTGCTCACGGCGCTTGCGTGCGTCTGCATCATTGAACTCTTTGGCTACAGACACAGGCGGACACTTTTCGTAGTTCGCCCTGTGAGCGCAAGCCGCCATCAGACGAGCCTGAGCCGGCGATTTACTCGGCATTCCACACCTCAGTGAGCTTCGCAAACTTCCGGCCGATTTCGTAGCTCATGTCCCGTCCGCCCACAAACTCCACGTAGGCCTTCAAGTGCCCGTTGCCGAAGACAAATGCCGAGATGCCGATCTCTTCGTCGCAAAGCATCCCAGAAACACAATAGGCGTCCTTCGCCAGCTGCCCATTGATTCTCTCGGTGCGGACGACATTCAGCGGTGGATCGAATGCGTCGGCGAAGGCTTGGGCGGCTTCGTGGTTCTTGCCGGTCATAGAATGGCGCACCCTCGCATGGTTGGATGCTGCCACGAGTTTGGTGACGTCATCAAAGCTCTTTCTCCGATGCATCGATGAACCCCTATTTCCGCCTCGTGCAACTCAAGGTGCAGCGTGTGTCGTAGTGACGGGCGGGAGGGGCCAGAAACAAACGACCCCGCTCGGGGCGGGGTTCGGGGGATAGCATCGGATGCCAGCATCCTATGCGGTGGTTTGTTATAACACAACTGCTTTTGCTGCCTTCCTGCCGTCAAGATAGTCCCGAACGGATCTACGAGCACGGTAGAGGACTTGCCGAAAGTTGGACGCTGACATACCAAGTTCGCGCGCTGATATCTCGGGAGACTCGAAATGCATGTACACGCGCACGACGACATTTCGCTCAGTGAGCGTGAGTCGCATGACAGCCGCCTCCACCCAGGCGCATAGCTCGTCGTATTCGATCATGCCACCGACAACGAGCAAAGTGCCGCTGCCGCGTTGAGCCGCCCCGAGCACGCCGCATTCAATGATCCTGGCCAAAAGCGTCCGCGGCGGCCACCCGATACTCGACAGTGCTGATTTTGCCCATGCCGCCCAATGCTCGAGCGCCGCATCTGCGTCCGATAGTTCCGCCTCGGCCTGCTCTCGTAACGATTCCTTCGTAAGCATCGTACGCGGTGGCGCTGGTGGCTCTCGAACGAGAGGCAGCCTGTCACCGTCGTACCTCAAGCCAGGGCGGCCGCGATCGATATACGGTTGCGGGTCTTTACTCACATCGTCACCTTGATTCCGAGGTAAGCCATAGCCTCGTGCGCGTACTCGATGACCGGCACGTCCCAGAGTTTCAGCATGTCGAGCTGCTTCTGGGAGCGCTTCCTATATCGGTTGTTCGGGTTGCTGATCTCCATCCAGTGGAGCCGGCCCTGGTACTTGACTGTCAGGTCCGGGAAGTCCTGCTGATGCACCAAACAGCCCACGGCACGCAGGGCGTCGATGATTGGCCCCTCGTTCCCATCTCGCTTCTTGGCGAATCGATTGAGGCCCATCAGCCATCTCCCGTAGGTTGGGATGGTCCGTCGGGCAGCGGCATCCAGTGCGTCGGGTAGGCGGCGGTCCCGAAAGAAATAGCTGCGTCGTCGGGTGTATCCTCAGTTCGATAGTAGATTCCAGGCTCCCCGCACTCCCAGCCCAGGAAGTCCTTTCCATCCTTTGGCGCTGTCTCGATTGGCTGCACCAGCTGTGCCGCCACCTGCTTGTAGTGCTTGTTCTCGGCCATCACGATGGCATGGGCGGATTCGGTGCGGCGGAGGTCCTCGCGGAGGCGCTGGATTTCTTCAGCCGCCTGCCGGAAGCAGTCCGCCCCCTTCAGGGTGTACCAGCCGCGAA